AGATTGCATTGCAAAAATTTAATAGCTAATAAAAACTTTTGTAATGACATTCCATTTGCACCAGTTTCATACTTTTGTACTTGCTGAAATGTTACACCTAATGACTTGGCTAACATTGATTGTGTCATTCTTGGATTCTTACTAAGTCTTTGTTGCTTAATAAAATCTCCAACAACTTGATTAAAGTTACTCATTTGACCTCCATTTCTTTTGTTAATAATAAAGGTTTAGTATAAATTGGTGTTACTGAATTGTTATAAACTAACTCAGTAAATCTATTTTCAAGATATACTTTAGCTTTATCTATTGCATCTGATTTACTTTCGGCTTCTACAATTTCTGAGAAACCTTGTTTTATTATTATGAAATTAACTAAGAACTTCATGTTTCCTCCTAACTTATTTTGATAATGAGTTTAGCATTATCGTTTTTTTCTTTGGGAAATTCTATTGAGATAGATTCTAAACTTCTATAGGTTCTATCTTCAGTAGCTTCCCAATGATTACCACTAAATTCGACATCAGCTTTACTATCAATTCTATTTAAAGTTTGTAGTATAAACTTGAAGTCATCACTATTTACTTTCATTACGCAACCTCCTTGATTACATTTGTTGTTGATTGTAAATTCTTACAAAAGTCTAATGACTTACTTGCAAGACTTGATGCTTTCCAAATAGCATCTTCGTTCTCTTCTAAACATTTGATCCAGCTATTAAGATACATAGCATGGTCTTCTCTTGGAGAAGAAGTTATGTTTAGATGACTAGCAATAAAACATGATCCAAGTTCTGCAACTAATTCTTCGAATGCATATCCACTTGAACCAAACTTCGTTGATAGTTTTCTATCGCATCTATCCTTATGACCTGTCCAATGGGTCAGCTCATGAAACATAGTGCAATAGTAGTTTTCTGTAGCAGTACTGTGTTGTGTATTGATAAAAGATTCTTTGCTTGGCATACGAATCTCATCAATGCTTGGTATATAACAAGCTTTACCACTACGAGAAATCTTTGCTCCTGTATTATTTATAAATACATCAGCAGTATTATTGTCATTGACTTTGTTTTCAAATGTATCAAAGCCAACAAACTTTTCTGTATTACCCTCTACTTGTTCTATATTAAATACATCAAAGGTTCTAAACAACTGAAACATTTGTTCTTTTGTTTCTCCTTTTCTTTCTACTTCTTTAATGTATTTCTTTATGAACAATAACTTTGTAGATGATTCTCCTTTCTTAACTTGACATCCATGTCTAGTCCATTGCTTGTATGTACCCCAAACATATCTGTCATATGGTTCAAATGCTAACTGCATAATGTTACCGCCAGTATATTTGTAACCATCTACTGAAGTGAATAGTTTATTAGCCCAAGGCTTAGTCCATTGACTACCTTGTTCTTTCATTAACTTCAGTATGTTTTTTGTAATGCTATGGACTACATCTTTTGCTTTGCCTTGCATTATACCTCCTAGTTATATTGTTATTATCATTATAATCATTGTAAAAAGAAACAGAACACAACAATAGAAATCAATACTACTCATAAAACCTCCTTGATTTTTTTGTATTGATCTCGTATTGCATTCGCTTCTTGGTACAATTTTCTCCACTTCTCTTTGTCAGGATTCTTAGGATATAATTTAATATAATTGTAAGCACCTTTGCAGATATCATCCATGCAGTTTTCTAATTTACTTGCATGATACATTGCTTGGGCTTCATCCTTTGCTGACTCGCTGACTTGTTCATCCCATTCATCCCAAGATAAACCTGTTTTAATTTTCCCCATATTTTTTCTCCAATATATTTATTTGATTACAAATTGTATTGACTATCTCTTGGTCTAATGAATGACATTCAATACAAATCTTGTAAGCCCTACGCAATTCAGTTAATTCTTTTAATGAATCTGCTGACTTAACTCTATTCATTAAGCGTAATGTCATCTTAGAAAACATACGCTCTAAGTCTGCTTTCTGTTTGCTTACAATATCTACGATTTCTTTTTCTGTATGATGCATTGATTTACCTTTTCTATTAATTCGTGTAACAAAATATTCTTGTGTACAATCACACCTGATTTTTTTGCTAACGATTTTTTAATGCCATCAAGACTATAGTCTTTGGCTTTGCCTTTGTATAAGATCATTGATCCTCCTTTTCTACTTCAATTATATATTTACATTTTGTTCTACTAATGTCAATACAATAAACCCCTAGTAGAATGAACTACTAGGAGTTTATATAAGCTGAAGTTTAAGCTATCTTTTTCAATAACTCTTCAGCTTCATTAACAGCAGATGTCTTCTTAACATCCTCAGGGTTTGGCTTTCTTACAACTGGTGTGTAAGCCATACCAAATCTGTTCTTGTAGAATTCTTTAGCTGTATCTAAGAAATTCTCAGTAATAGCTACCTGTTCTTGAAGCTGTCTTACTGCGAATGTATCTTTCTGAATAGCTACATCTTCTATCTCAGAACCTGAGAATTGTCTTACTCTACCTTTTAATCTTGCACCTATTTCGTGCTGTAGATTCAAGGCAGATTTACAAGCTATTTCAGAACCTCTTATGATATTCTGTACCGATCCTTTTTCTGCGGTATAACTCTCAGCTTGTGGTGTTTCCGACAACTCTAACCCTTTGAAGTGGTCAGCTATGATGCCGAATGCTTTTTCTAGTTTGTTACTCATGGTCTTCTCCTTTTGTTGTTAGTTTAACTCCAAGATGATAAAAAACCTCCAGCAAATGGAAGTCCACTGTTAAATTGGGGGGAACCTACTTCAGGGGGAACCGATTTAATAGTTGACAGCACCTTTAGGTGCGATTCCATTTCTGAGAGGTTTTATCTTGGGAGTATAAACTACACAAAAGGGGGAGTCATAGAGTAACCTAGAACAAAGGGTTCGTTACATCATCTGACCACTACATCTTGTGGTTGTTGTCGGTGTCTTGACACAAGCTGGTGTTATACGCTATACTACCGATAGGTACCAACCAATACCATAAGAGGTAAATAGCTATGTCAAAGATACTTGAAAGATACCAGCCAAAGGGCAATCCGAAAGCTGATATCTCAGCCAAAGCTAAGAAGCTTGTAGATACTCTAGTAGCCACAGGATGTACCATCACAGAAGCATCAAAACTCGCTGGTTACAAGGGTAATTCATCTCGTGTTAGTGCTAGTAAGATGCTACGAAAACCTGAGGTACAGGCATACATGATGTCTGAGATTCAGCGAAGTTTCGGATTGTCTTCAGCCAAAGCATCAGCACGACTCCTATCCCTTTCTCAGGGGGCTAAGAGTGAGTATGTACAGCTTGAAGCTAGTAAGGACATACTCGATAGGGCTGGGTTCAAAGCCCCTGAGAAGCACCAACACTTGGTTGGTGGTAATTTCTCCATTAACATAGACTTATCGTAGAAATTACAGGGATAGTGTCGTGTGATGGTTACCCTACCCCCAAAAACTAGGCAACGACAAGTGAGGGGGGTACTGCCCACACAATATAGTTCTTCAAGGTTCGATCATCATGTGTTATAGATTTAGTTATGGCTTATAAAACTCCAGCATGGCAAAGAAAGGCAGGGAAGAATCCTAAGGGTGGACTCAATGCTAAAGGTCGTGCATCTTATAAAGGCGGAACATTGAAAGCTCCTGTTAAGTCAGGCGACAATCCTAGAAGATCATCTTTCCTTGCGAGAATGGGAAACATGAAAGGACCAGAATATAAGAATGGTAAGCCAACAAGATTACTACTATCGCTTAAAGCTTGGGGTGCATCATCAAAAGCTGATGCTAGAAAGAAAGCTAAGGCAATGGCAGTACGATTAAAAAACAGAAAAAAGAAAGGAAAAGCATAATGCCTACAACTAAAGCGTCTTATGGCGAAAAGAAAACACACACTACTAAAGATGGTAAGAAAGCTAAGAAAGGTTTGTATTACTATATTAATAAGAAAAAAAAAGCTGGTACTTCCAAGAGTAAAAGTAAATCAACTATCTCTAAGTCAGCTTATGACAACATGAAAAGTGGCTTTAAAAAATAATAAATATTTGGTAAAGTTATGGAAAAGCGGCGAGATGGAACTTGTTGAAGAACATAAATTAAGCGAAGAGGAATTTAAAATTTTTTTTTGCCCAATAGGTTTTCGTGCAACATATGAGGATATAAAAAATGAAGAGAGTACCTAAAACCACATACCCTGATGGAAGAAACAACACAAAGGAAAACTATGAAGAAGCTAGAAAAATCCGAACCAAAGAAGAACTCAATACTCCACAAGAATCAAATGAGAGCAAATCAGATGATGGAGAACGAGAAGAAAGCTAAGGAAGAATACACAGCTAAAAGAATAAAAGAATATGTAGAGTTTAAGATGTTAAAAGGTCATTCAGAAGAAGAAGCAACTAAGATGGCTAAAGAACAGATAATGAATCAAGCACCATGAGTATCTTCACTAAGGTTGCTATAAAAGATTTAAAAATACTAAGGCAGGTAGTAAGAACTCAACACATGAAACACTATCCTGCATCCCATGTTAATGACCAAGAAGCAGATAGAATAATTGAATCTCTTTCTGATAATGCAAGAGAGAAACTAATTAAATTGGCGGTAGATTTTGGGATCACTAAATTATAAACCTGATGGGGAAACCCTTAAAAAATTTTTAAAAGATAATAACTTTCTTAGAGGACTGCGTGGTCCAGTAGGTAGTGGTAAATCTGTTGCTTGTTGTATAGAAGTTATTAGAAGAGCGTTAATGCAAAAGCCATCTGAAGATGGTAAAAGAAAATCAAGATGGGCTGT